GCAGCTAATAGTGCGTTTGTTTCGATATCTAAATCGAATTTAAGGTTACGGTTCATGTTATTTGGTTTTTGAAAATTTTACGAATTCTTTAAATTTCTCATGTGAAGACAACTCCACATTCTCTGTTTCTGTTTCAGTCTCAACAGCAAGACTTTCCTCAAGTTGGTTCTTTAAGTCAGCAATCATTCTGATCACTGCATTCATGTGCTCCTCAAGCATTGGTGCTACGATAGCAAGGATAGCTTCTGTATCAACCGCTGGGTCAATAGCCATCTCCTCCTGTACTGGTGCATCAGCCTCAGCATCCTCAGCCTCTGCCTCTGGATTTTCTGCTGCAACTTCAGCTTCTTCTTCTGCCACAGGATCAGCAGCCATTTCTTCCTCTGCTGGTGCAGGTACGTCTTTGATCTCAATAACTTCTCCGTCTTTAACAACGTAGATTTTATCCTCAATCATGTGTTCTCCATCTGGTAACTTCATTGTATTTAGTTTTAATTGTTCCGATAATTTCATGCCTAAGAATCCCTCAATGGAGTACCCTACTTGACCAGACTCAACCAGTTTATCATAGTATTCTCTATCAGTAACTTGGCTTGTCAACATCAATGTGCCCTTAGGTACCTCAATGCCGTATGTTGTGAATGCTTTGTCAGTAGTGGGGCTGTCCACTATCCAAGCCTCAAGGATGTATGCAGGGACTTTCTCCTCTGTATCATGCTCAAGGTTAAAGATGTTCTTGTTGCTAAGGTTAAGCATGAACTTAGCGTGTATAGCCTCAATCACTTCTGCTGAGAATTGTACATCATACTCTTCACCATCCTCATCCTTTCTGTAGATGTTCATTGGTATCATGGCAGGAGCAACTATCCGCATCTTAACATCATCACTGAATGTCATAGCAATATGAGAATTGAATGCCATACCCTTCACCTTGATAGCAGGCTTGGCAGTAAAGGCAATCATCTCCACCCCTAAGTCCTCTCCATCGGAGTAGGCTTCATCAATAGTGATCTTGTAAACTGGTCTATCCATACCCTATATTGTAAAAAGTATTATATTTGTTAAAAATTATATTTATGGTAACAATTTTAGGAAAGGAAGTACCCAATCAACTGACTGAGTTGACGGTGCAACAGTTTGAAGAAGTCACTACAATCCATGCTAATCAAGAACTGGATGCTATTGAAAAACACATTGATGTCTTTGCACTTTTAGGTGTGCCAGAGGCTGATTGGGAGGATGTATCTATTGAGGAGTTTAAGCAATGTGTTAAGGAGTTCAATGACATTAGTGGGAAGCCAGAGCTACAGTCCTCATTTGAGCACATGAACTACACCTACACCGCCTTTGATGAGAAGTTCAAGCTGACAGTAAGAGATACTAAGCACATTGAGAAGGTGATGCACTCAAGACATAAGGGATACATCTCAGAGATGTTAGCTATCCTGTTCAAGCGTACTGACCTCACCAAGACTGAGCACTACACAGATGCACACATCAAGCTCAAGGCAAAGATAATAAGAGAACTCAAGGCAGAACTTGCTGTTCCTTACTTGGTTGAGATAGGTCTTAAGTTGTCTAAGGAAATGCCAAAGGATGAACCTGCCCAAGTCCTGGAGTGAGATAGATGTACTGCAGTTCAAAGAGATTAGAGAGCTGTATGCTATTGAGGAAGTGTTCACCAGGGAGATAGAGATACTTGCCGCCCTGGCTGACATACCATCTGATGACTTAGAGGACCTTGACATAAGTGAGGTGAGTGATATGCTCAAAGATATTACCTTCATCAACTCTGAGCCCTCTAAGAACTACAAGCACGTGATAGGTGAGTATCACTACAAGCCATTAAACACCTTGACTGTTGGTGAGTTCATTGACCTTGAGCACTACTTCTCAGTTGACTACAACCAGCACGTTGGTCACATTGCATCTATCATCTACCGCAAGGTGATGACCAATGACTGGGGAGAGACAGTGTGGGAGCCGTATGAGTTCAAGCCAAGCCTAAGGTGTAGCTTGTTTGATGAGGTGTGTATCAATGATGTCTATGGTATCCTGCCTGAGTACCTTGCATACAGAGACTCATTCATGACTACCTATGCCAACCTGTTCACAGATGATGATGGTAGTGATGAGGATGAGGATGAACGTCCTGCAACATCTGATGAGGCAAAGGAGATGGCACTAAAAAAGAGTGAGAAGAAGTGGGGGTGGGAGAGACTAATCTACAGCCTATGCAATGAGGACCTAACTAAGTTCAATGAAGTGACCAACCTATCACTAATCATGACCTTTAATATGTTAGGTATGAAGAAGGAGTTAAACGTCTAATGGATAGCCTACCTTGAACCCAGCAGGTGGTTCTATAGCCTCAAAGGTATATGTTATTCTTTGGTTCTTCTCAAGTATGTCAGCCACTTGTAGGATAGGATACCTCTTAGTAAGCCACTCAGTGTACTGTGAGTATATCTCAGCAGTGATACCAGCAGAGTTAAGCTCATCTGTGAACTGTGCAACATAGTCACGTGGTGTAATTATACCATTGTTCCATAAGTATGCTCCATTGTTAAGGAAAATAAAGTAGTACATTGCTATGATTTGTATCTCAAGTTTCTCAAAGCCTGTGATCTTGGCATTGATTCTGATGGACTCCACCAAAGTGCCTTGACCATCCACAACATCATTCCTTACAATACGTTTTAGTATAGTAGCCATCCTTCTCCTTGTAGGGTAAAGGACATTAAACTCTCCAGTGTTTGCGTAGCGTGCCATTAGTTTTCTATTGGGGGGGTTGGTTTAGGTATAAATTCACTCAAAGGTATCTCTAACAAGTAAGCATACTCAGTTGTTGAAATATCAATAGCATCTTGCTCACTTAAAAATAAAAAATACACATCATTAATATCTTGCACAAAGTTAAAGAATGTATCTGAGTCAAAGAATACACCTTGTAATTGTTCCGCTGTTTGGTTTGTTACTATTCTACCTTCCATTACATTTGTCTGCTTAGTGTTGTTTGATATGCCTGTACTGCTGTGTAAAAGTTAGCTGCTTCCGTAGGTGTTAAGCCATCTCCTATTGAAGCAAAGGCACATTGTCTTTGTGAGTAAATTGATGCTGTACCTCCAGCATTCAAAGCACCTAAATAAGTGCTAAAATTTGGTCTTGTTAAAGCTGCAATACTTCTTGTTGCTATATTGACACTATTTCTATAACCTTTTGTTGTAAGTCCATTTTTAGTACCTATATAAAAGGCTCTTGCATCAGTGTCAGGGCCAGTTGTATAAACTGAATTTTCATTCATTATAAAATAACTGGTGTTTGTTATTCTTATGTATAACATTAAATAAGGACCAACCCCACTTATTGCACTACCAATATCTACTTGACTCGAATTATTATTTGTTCTTGAATAATAGCTTAAATGAACATCATCATTAACACTAAATCCAGTTGTGGGATTAAAAAATGTGTTGGCAAAAGTAGTTACTGGTGTCATCCCTGTACTTGAATGAGTCCACCCCGTTGCATAAGTTAATCTAAATGCAGCATCTAAATCACGTGGGTCTTTAAGATTATATTTATGCTGTGAAGCTGTACCACCAACTATTGGGTAGATAGCCTTGAACTTTGTCCATATTGAATATCCTTTCAATGCAAGTACCAAAGTATTAATAGCACCTTGTTGAGTAACATCTGTAATTGCAGCAGCTGTAATAAACGCCTGTGCATCTGTGTCATAGGCAGCCGCCTTAGGCATTATAGATATCAATGGATAGTAGCTCATCTTATGCCTGTGTTGTTACTCCTATTGCATCCCACTTAGTATCTGTTGAGTTGTAGATTAAACCAATATAGGTAGTCTTACTCAGTACAGTTGTTGTTGGTAATGTTATACCTATTGCTCTGTAGTCAGTGCCGTATGTGATAGCTCTTGCAGTGCCGTTGTCCTTGATACGTATCATCAACGGCTGACCTTCATCCCAAGTACCTGTTGGGTTAGCAAGTGCCAAGGCTGCTGCCTGTGCTGTGATAGTCACTAAGTCATTGGTGCTTATTGGTGTAACTGTTGCTGCACTTGCAACTGTCTGTACTCTTGGTGTGTATGATGCCTTGTTGTTAAACGTGGTCCAGTCAGCTGATGTTAGGAAGCCCTTATCAGAACCACTTGCCGCTTGACCATTGGTGTAGTCTATAGAGATGTTGCCAGCTGTTGCATTGAAGTCAGAGGCTGTGAAGGAAGGTGCTCCCTTAGTAGTGCCATCTGCCACAGCATTAGCAATACTAATCACTGGAGTAGTACCACCAGTTGATGAGATAGGAAGTGTACCAGTTACATCAGTGACTGCACTACCTACAGCAGCGTTGATAATCTCCTGCCCTGTGATAGAGTAAGTACCATAACCTGTGCCAGTCACTACACTTACCTCAAGTAAGTCTGTTGCCTCAAGGTCAGCCCCCTTAGGGGTCATCTGTGATATCTTTTGTCTGGTTGCCATACCTATATTGTATTACTCTGGTAAATTAGTTATAAGTGGTATCTGGCAATCAGTCCAGTTACTCATGTCAACATCTATTGTCATCAGCCATCCTGCTGCATAGTCAAGCAACTGGTTGTTCAATGGAGTCAAAGATGGTGTTCCTAAGATGTCAAAGGAGTAGTCAGTGCTGAATGTGAACTGATTGACCAAGTCAACAAGTATCTGATGGCAGTCTGATAGTATCACTGTGATGTTAGCTCTATCCTTCTGGATAATGTCAAAGCAATATATCTCCAAGCTGATTGTGTTGGTGTTAGTGGTAGGAGATGCAAAGACTGGAGCTATGAACACCAGAGGATACTTCTCATCCTTAGTAGCGAAGTTAGGTAATTGCTCTGTGAAGTCACTCCCTACTTTTTTAACCTGTAGATGGTCAGTGTAGAAGGCTTCAAGGTGGTTGATTAGTGCTTGATAACTTGTCATAATTCTGCGTTGCGTTGTATTCTGTTTACTCTATTCTGTACTTCTGTTACTTGGGTCTCACTCACTATAGCATTCACTGTGATGTTCTGACCTCCTTGCTCTCCGTTAGGGTTGCCTACATTGTTCAAGTTGTTGTTGCTACCAAACAATGATGCTGATGGTGTTGCCATGCCACCTGTTCCTCCACCTGTTAAGCTGTTAGTATCTGCCACATCTGGTGCAGTGCCACCACCCTCAAAGGATGTACTTGCAATGGTTGCTAAACTTGTTGCCGTTGCAATCACTGAGCCAGCAATAGCTGCTGCCGTAGCAAAGCCACCGTCAAACTTAGGCATCTGTGCAATAATTGAAACAATGGCTTGAGCTCCATTGATGACTGCCATTGCTAACTGCATTTTTTTCTGTTGCTCAAATTGTTGCTTGAGTATTTTTTCTTCTTCCTTGCTACCTTGTTTTACACCTTTAAGTTTCTTTTTAGTGCTGATGTCTTGCAATGAACCAATAGATGACATTGCCGTTGTAGCAAGTTGGAAGCCTGCCTCAATGTTGGCATTAAGTTTCTCCTGTGACGTTTTCTCAATCTCTTCTAACTTAGCAGTCTTGGCTTCTGTAGCAACTATCTCAGCTTGTCTAAATTTCTCCTTAATAGCTGCCTCCTCTTCTTTTGATAAGTTAAGTGCTGCAAGTTCAGCTATCCTTTGAGTATCTAATGTCTTTAAAGTAGTTGTGAGGAAGGCTTCCTGTTGTGCAATCTGCTCATCATTAGTACCCTTAAACCTCTCCAGGTCAAATGCCTCTGCTGACTGTTTAGTCTCAGCCACTAATTGTATGCCTTGTAGTATCTTAAGCGTCTTCTCTTTATCACTAATGACAATCTGCTTATCAATATCAGCCAGTCCTTTGGCAGTCTCATCTGCAAGGAGTAGAGCTTCCTGTGAACCTACCTCTAATGCCAACATTTTCTGTCTGCTCTGCTCAGTCAATAAATCCTTTTGAGCTAACAGTACAGCATTACCTTCTGCAGTTGCATTCACTACAGCACGTTCAAGTCTTGCAAGGGCATTGGCATTGTCTTCTTTCTCCTGTTGAGCTTTCTCCTTATCCTTAATATCAGTTATTGATTTCTCTAATTTTAGGATGGCATTCTGTTGATCTACTTCTGCCTTGTATAATTTAGCTTTATTAGCTTTGACATAGATTAACTCAGCATCAAGTTGCTTAAGTTTTTCTGCCTCTATCTCTTCCTCTGTTGCGCTGTTTTTTTGTAATAATAGTATTGCATTCTCACCATCTTTACGCATTCTTTCTAACTTCTTAGCCTCAGCAGTCTTAGTCTCTTGAGTGCTTTTAGTAATAGCTGATGTGTTTGACTTAGCTATCCCTGCATTACCTTTGTTAGTAATCTCAAGCTCCTGCCGTTTGAAGTCAGTAATTATTAAACCTCTTAAAGTTAATGCCTTAGATATAGCTTCTTGATTACCAAGCTGTTTAGCTTCCTTAATCTGTTGGTCAACCTTAGACAAAGCCTCCTTGAGTTGGATGTCAAGCATTGCCTTAGCACGCTCAGACTCACCCTTGATTTGTTTAGCCTGTAGTGTAGCAATCTGATTATCTAAACTCATGTTCAGATTCTTGATTGTGTTAATCTTGTTGGCTTCGTTTGCTATCTCTTGCTGACCTAAGTCAAACTTAGTCTTGTTCAATCCCTCTAATCTCTTCTTGTCCTCCTCTGTCAGTTCCTCCTTTGCATTCAAAGCATTTATGTCCCTTTCATTCTCAGCTTGCAACTGGTCAATCTCTTGTTGCTTAAGGTCAAAGATACTTTGGCTGGTATCAATCTGAATACCATATTTCTTCTCAAGGTTGGCAATCTCCTCCTCACTTAAGTCCTTAGTTAGGTTGTACAAGTCCTGCTGTGCCTTGCTCTGTTGCTTAATGCTCTCAATGTTTTTCTCACTTGACTCCTTCACAGCCTCTGCATTCTCTTCTGCTGCATTGTCAGTCAATCCCATCCAGTCAGTCAAGTCCTTGAAGCCTTGTATCACCGCATTGATAGGTCCCATGATAGCCTTGAATATTGCATCAAGTACTCCTATCTTTTTAAGGAAGAAACCAATGGCAATTACTATGGCAGTGATTACCGCTATGAGTATAAATAAAGGATTAGCTAAGATGGTCGCTCCTAACTTTACAAAGGCACCACCAACAGTAGTGACAGTACCCACCAATCCCTTCATACTCTTTGCTATATCAGCAGGGTTGAGCTTACCTAAGGACAGGGCAAAGGTCTTAGCCTTCTCATTAGCCTCTTCAAAGTCTAAGCTCATCAATGAGTCCTTGATGCCACCTATACCATTACTCACCTGCTCAAACTTACTGCCAGATGCAAAGACATTAACCGCTGCATTAGCATCACCTATCCTGTCCTTGAGCTCACCTGCCCTTTGACTTAGTGCAACTATTGCAGCAGGGTCTGTGGCATCGGCAATGGCTCCTTTGAGTTCTCTCAACTCAGCCTTCATGGCACCTATGCCAGTTATCTTTAAGGGTATGTCTACTTCATTCATGTTAGTATGTTCTTATTTCTATTGTTGTATATGTTAACAAGTCATCCGCCAAGGCATCAAGTGAAGTATCTCTTGTCTTTATCCTTATCTGATTAGTGTTGTACCAGAATGCTGAGCATAGTCCAGGGTCTGTTGTGTTGTTGAGCATGATAGATGTTTCAGTTGCCGTAGCAAATGCACCACTCAATGTGCCAGCATACACCCCTGCAGATATCCTGGTCCATACTATATCACCTATCGTATTCTCAAGCACTGTAGCTGATGGGTCAGTTGTGCTACTCTGTAGTAGGTTAGCAATGTACTTAGCACTGTTCACCACCACAGCACCATTGATGCTACCAGTCACAGTCAAGTTACTCACTACCATACCATCCTCTTCAAGCACTTGACCGTCACCTATCAACACACCCTTAGTGCCAGCCGTCACCACGTTGCCCTTACCAAACACCAAGGCATCTGCACCAGGCATGATTACGTTGTTGTTCATACTCATGGTACGTAGTATTGAGTCAACACCCACAGCTGTGATGGTATCACCTATTGGTCTGCCTATGCCAGTCTGGAAGGATACAAGGTCAATCTCTGTATCTATGCTTATCAACTCCACCTTAGTCAGCTGGTTGTTGTTAGCGTTGTAGTCAGCTATCTTGTTGATGTTCCACCATGAGTTATCAATGTAGATCTTATCATTGAGCTTGAGTGACTGGATGTCCACCTCATTAAGGTCAAACATAGCCACCAACATCTTACCTACATTTATCTGGTTGACCGTTCTTCTCCAGTATAGGTTGTACAGGTTGTTGGCTGTCAGTGACTCAGTCTGGTAGAAGTAGAAGTCATTAGTGCCAAAGTTAATATCAAAGGTCGGAGTCAAGGCATTGTTGAAGTGACCTAACATTGGATATGTAGTCACACTGTACTCACCAGTTGTTCCAAAGTCTACTATGTCAAAAGGTCCACACACCTGCTCACCACCATCATATAAGATGCGGATGTTAGTGTTGGGTGCTGAGCCTATCATGGCTGGAACATAAGCCCCAAATGGTGTATAGTAAACTGGAGTAGGGGAGAACAATAGCTCCTTAGTATCCACGTCCTTAACATATTCATTGTCAAATGTATATTCTATCTGGCCGTATATCTCACCAGTCAGCTGTGTGTATGTGTTGTTGAAGTACTCATCATCTGGTGCATAGGTTAGCTTGAGCTTCTTCTTAGTCAAGTCTGGAAGGAACACCAAGTCCTGACCTCTGTCCTTAGCTAACTTGCTTGACCAGTCCTTCTCAGCACCTGAGTCATAGTACTCATCCCTATGTCTCAACACAAGGTTGTATGGGTTGTCAATGTCCTGCTCAACATAAAGGTTGTACATCTGTAGGATGCCCTTCACGAAGTCTGACTGCTTAATCTCTACTGGCACATATTGGTTCATGGTCAGCGTGCCACCAGTCACCTGTATGTTGTTGCTTGGCAAGATCACCATGTTGATGGATGTCAAGTCAAGGATGACGTTAACGGCTGCAGCTGTAGTGACTGTGATGTCATACCAGAAGCTATTGCCTATCTGTCCTGTGCCGTTGCTGTTGTCAAAGCTCAACACCTCAACTCCTACATGAAGTATCTGTATGTCTGCAGATGCTATGCCTGTTATCAATCCATTAGTTGCAGCTGGTATAGGTAAGGTCTCAGCAAAGTTAAGTATTGTTGTGCTGCCTGTTGCCAATGGTGTTGTGTTTGGATATAGCACGCTTGAGCCATATACATTGACTTGACCAAATCCTTCCACATACACTATAGCAAAGACTCTGTATCTGTTGTAGTTGTCACCCACTGGACCCAAGTTTGTTAAGTAGGCATTTGCTCCACTACTATTGTCAAGTGAGATTGTACCTCCTATTGTCAAGCTGTACACATAGTGCTCAGCCGCTATAGCACTGGTGCTGATAGGTGATGAGTACTCTCCAAGTGTAGGGTCAAACAAAGATTGTGTATCTATCACCTCACTCCATCCCGAGTCAATGGCTTCATCAAAGGTTACGTTCTGACCTACTGCCTGCACATTAGTTGTGGTCCATGTGTTGGTTGCCTCAACCTTGTAGTCCTCATAGTTCTGGTCATTCGTATCACCATTGTAAGGTATCACCAACTTATCAAAGTGTGCAGATGCTATCTCATCCCAAGTGTACGTGAAGCCAGCCACAGCGAATATCCTATCCCAATAGGTCTTGGCATATATGGCAGGCTTGAAGTCATTGGCATTGTACTCATTAGTCTCATTGTATGGCATCAAGTACTTGTACCCATCAGTCACAGTGTTGTTGAAGGAGGCAACTATAGCACCCGAGTCAAAGGCATGGTCAAGGTCACTAAAGTCTAAGTCAGTCAAGTTAGCATTCGTGATGGCTGTGAAGAACTCAGCCCTGCTATCCTTGATCAATATACTGTATGTCACCTCATCCTCATAGCTGTTGTTGCTCTGCACCTTGTTCACACTCACCAACTGTAGCAGTGCCTCATCTAAGATTGGCACACCGTTCTGTATCACCTGGCACTTAGTCAAGGCATTGATGTTGAAGGTACCCGCTTGGATGTTCACATCATAGTAGTGACCTAACAGCTCATTGTTGTTCTTAGTTCCCTCCAGAGTGACAGTCTTTGAGAATGTACCCTTGCGAGCTGACAGGTCTCTGATGTCACCAATGTTGAAGGTGATAGGTAGTGACAATGTCTCAGCAACATCAAGCACCCCTGTTGATAGTACTATCTTAACCATTGATCATGTCATTGTTTGATAACCTAACTTGTAGCTGTTGTCTTATCAAGTGCTTGTTCCTCTCTCTCTGTATGTCAAAGCTGTTGTTCATAACATTACAGCTCACATACTCAGTACTCTCTGGCACGTGCAAGATACAACCATTCTCATCATATAGTGGTTCACCTTCCTCTGTGATGTGGTACACCACGTTCTTGATGTAGGTCTGTGGTGAGGTGAGCAACTGTTGGAAGTACACACCTGCACTCTCACTCATCCAGTTAGTGTTGAGGTCAATGGTCTTACTCACTTGAGTGTTGAAGTTAACATTGCCTTGTTCATAACTTCCATACTGCCACTGTGAGTCAACCACACTACCAGGTACATCCTTGTTGTATGTCTCTCTCTTGATGGCAAGTTTCTCATAGCTCTTAAGCTGGAAGGCAAAGCTACTCCATGAGCCTAATCTATCCAAGAACACAATGTGGCTCTCAGAGATTAGCACCCTCCTATCTATTGTCACCTTGTACTTAACTGACTGCACAGGGTTGAACGCTCCATCACTATACCATACTTGGTAACTCAGTGTTGCTGGCTTAACAAGTGGAGCAGTGCCACTTACTACTGTCAGTGATCCATAGTTGTTAGGACCAACTGCCACACCCTTGATGAAGTCATCTCCTGCAATAGCCTTGTAGAATATATCACCATTGTCATTCTCAAAGTACACCCTCTTGTTGATCACCACTGTTGTCACATCCTTAGCGTTCAGCCATAAGTCTTGACCAAGGGTACAGTTGAACGTAGTGGGTTGGTCTGTCAACCATGACTTAGTTGCACCGTCAAGCTCATAGTCTGTCTCATCCCAGTACGGCATCTCAAGCCAAGGTTGCACACCGTTGAACACAAACTTGTCAAGTGTGCTGATGATGTCAAGGTCAACTGTCTTACGGTTGTCAGCATACTTCACTGTGCCGTTGATGGTTGCATCTGTCACCTCACTCCATAGTGCATTGATAGTGAAGTTAGTTGTGCCTGTGATGGCAGTCACTGTATGCAGTCCTTCCACTCCTGGGTTGGCAACACCTAAGTCAGCCTGTGTGATGTTCACCTGGTCACCAACCACAAAGGGATGAGTCGCTGTGATACGTACACTCCCACCATTGTCAACCAATGAGGCGGTGTAGCTTAGGTCAAAGATGTACTCTTCACCTATCTTAACATCATAGTTGTAGTATGAGTTGGCAGCATCATAGAAGGTAGTCACTGTAGGGTTGAAGTCAAAGCTCACCATGTTGCTCAGTAACTTACTTAAGTCCTGCTCACCATAGCCAGTGCCATAAGTTGGCAGTGCCTTGTAGTATCCTATCCTTGTTGCAGTACCCTCTTCAAACACCTCAAAGATGTACCTGAATCCTGCGTTGTTCACATTGGTTGAGTCCACAATGAACTTGCACTCATTGTATGCAGGAGTGAAGTCTTGAGGCTGTGCTATGATTGTTGTTGCCATACCTATATTGTATCTTGTATTGAATCCTGTTAGAAGGCTAAGTAACTGTCATCAGTGTAGTACTCTTGCTTGATGTAGGTAGAGGCATACCTTATGGCATCCATGGCATCATCCCACAGCTTGACTGGTTCATCTGTTATCTGGTCACCTATCTTCTTCCACTTGTAGTTCTCATACTCCTTCTTAAGTGCAGGGTGCTCCTCACAGAACACACCAAACGTCTTGATGTTGTCTATACCCTTCTTCACCACCTTGTTGGCATTCTCAATGTAATACCCTGCCCTATCTATCTCAGCTATGGTCTCTGGTCTTGAGTAGTCAGCCAGTATGTTGATGCTCTTCTCTATGCCTAACTGGTCCATCCTTGCAATGAGGTCAGTGGTGGTCAAGTAGCTCTCATAGATCACAGGCTCAATGTAGATGTCCTTGTCTCTCCAGTACACTCTGATGAGTGCAGTGGGGTGGTTGTACCCGAAGTCAAGCCCATAGACATAGTCAGTGAACTTAGCAGGACGGTGCTTGACAAATGACCAGTTGCTGTAGATGTTGCTCTTGCTGATAGCTTTCTCACCTAAGGCATATATCTGGTACTGTGCTTCATCTGTTCGCCTCAAGTCCTCTATCTGTCTCTTGATGCTCTCTGGTAGGAACGGGTTGTCCTTGTAGGTTGACTTGATGAGGATGCTGTCCTCCACTGGTAGTTCATACAGCCATGAGTTGGACTCACTGGGGTTGTAGTCAAAGATGAGCT